CTTATTACACTTTACTGACACCTATGAAGAAGGTGCAGATTACTGCAACCTATGGCGCTAACACTTATAGCATATTTTCTGGTTTTATTACTTCATACGTTAATACACAGCCTAAAGATGCAACAGAAGTAGCCTATACAACAATACAAGCTGTAGATGCGTTTAGGCTTGCGCAGAATGCACAGATAAGTACAGTTACAGGTGCTATTGCTGGCGATTTATCTGGCACACGCATCAATCAAATATTAGATCAAATTGACTGGCCAGCGACCATGCGTGATATAGATGCAGGTTTGACTACTTTACAGGCCGATCCTGGCACACCACGCACTTCCCTTACAGCCTTGCAAACTGTTACAGATTCTGAATATGGCGCATTCTATGTAGATACTAATGGCGAGTTTGTATTTCAAGATAGAGCAGTAACCGCTGGCTCAATAGGTGGCACAGTTACTACATTTAACGATGACGGCACAGGCATACCTTATGCGAACGCTAATTGGAAACTAGACGATACCCTTATATTTAACTCAGCGCAGGTCAGCAGGTCAGGCGGCTCACCACAAACCGCCATAAATCAAGACTCTATAGACAAGTATTTTATACACAGCTACAACTTGCAGGATCTACTTATGCAGACCGATGCAGTAGCTTTAGATTATGCGCAGGCTTATGTCGCCAGTAGAGCCGAAACAGAGGTACGATGCGATGGCATAGAGCTAGATTTATACACGCCTAACTACAACGCAGGCATACTTGCAGCCTTAGAGCTTGACTTTTTTGACCCTATACAGGTTGTGACTACACAGCCTGGCGGCTCGACCCTTGACCGCACCTTACAAATCTTTGGCGTATCTAACACCATAACACCTAACAGCTTTAAGGTTTTCTTTACAACCCTAGAGCCAGTTATAGATGCGCTGATTCTAAATAACAATATCTACGGCACTTTAGACTATAATGTGCTTAGTTACTAAGGAGAATAATGGCTAAACAAACCTTTACCACTGGGCAGGTACTTACCGCTGCACAGATGACAAGTCTGCAACAGACTGCTATGGGTGGCGGATCAGCTACGGCTAAGACCGCATCTTATGTATTAGTCGCTGCAGATGCAGGCACAACTGTTGCTATGAACGCAGCAGGTGCTACAACAATTACAGTAAACACAGGTTTGTTTGCAGCAGGCGACACAGTCTTTATACAAAACTTAGGCGCTGGCGCTTGCACAGTTACAGCAGGTACAGCAACTGTGGCAACCGCAGGCAGTTTAATATTGCCACAAAATGATGCAGGTATATTATATTTTACTGCAACAGGTGCATCTATATTTTACGATTACATACAAGCAGGCGCAGTATCACCATTAACTACTAAAGGTGATTTGTACACATTTAGCACAAGCGATGCAAGACTTGGCGTAGGCACTAACACATATGTACTTACAGCCGATAGTGCGGAAGCAACAGGTCTAAAGTGGGCTGCACCTGCTGCTGGTGCTGGTTTAGTCAAAATTCAAACCAACACTTTTACTACGGCAAGTTCAAGTTCTTTTGACAATGTTTTTACTGCAACCTACCGCAATTATCGTATCATTATTAACATAACAAACAGTTCTACTGGTTTAGATGTGGATTTGCGACTTAGGGTGAGTGGTAGCGATAATACCAGTTCAAATTATTTTACTAGAGGCATTACTACTGGCGATGCGACTACAACAAACGATTCCACGAGTAGTTTTAAACTTGGAAATATGGATAGTTCTGAAATTCATTTTGTCGCTATTGATATAACTTCACCACAAATTGCAGTCAAAACTCGTATTCTAGGGCTTATTGGGGAAAACGATTCAACTGGTCCGATTGGCAGATTTAATTTTGGCAACTTTAATGCTACTACCGCATTCGATGGTTTCACAATCTTAACAAGCACTGGCACAATAACAGGCACTGCTACAGTTTATGGATGGGATAACTAATGACAAAAGAAGAAATAACTGCACAATTAAAACTTGATTATCCAACTTTAACTAAACAAATAAATGATAAATCTATTAAATTAAATGCTGCCGAATATGAGACAACGATTGATGCTTGGGCTGATAACACACTTGCTAAGCAAGCCTTAGAAGCCGAAGCCGAAGCCAAAGCACAAGCCAAAGCAGCCTTATTACACCGCTTAGGTATCACTGCAGACGAAGCAAAACTCTTACTGAGTTAGCACAATCTTAGGGAATAGTGAAGCCTAAATTATGCGCAGCTGGTGTGCAGTTAAGAGATCAAATTGATACGTGGTTTCCAGATAGGCGTATTGCCAGTGATGGGTGGGTGGGCGATTCTCGCCATGCCACCAGAAAATCAGATCATAATCCAGATGAGCAGGGGTGGGTCAGAGCCATTGATATTGATTCTCGCCTGGGTGAGCCAGAGGGGATCGCAGCTTATCTGGCTGACCAGATCAAGCAGTGTGCGAAAACCGATAAACGTTTATCATACGTCATCTTCCAGCACCACATCGCTTCTAAACTCTTAAACTATAAATGGCGCAGATACAAAGGTATCAACCCACACACAAAACACATACACATTAGTTTTACTAAAGCAGGAGATACAGACGGCAGACCGTTTGACATACCACTAATAGGAGGCAAGATATGAAGATAAGCGATAAACAAAAAGCAATACTTAAATCATACTTTAGGGGTGTGCTTGTATCATTACTAACATTCTTAGCAAGTAATGAGCTAGGACTTGATCCAGTTATATCAGTAGTAGTGGCCGCACTTGCAGGGCCAGCAGCTAGGGCTTTAGACAAATCCGACAGTGCCTACGGCATCGGTGCAGATGAAGCATGACACCTACAGAGTGGGCTGGCTTTGGCGCTGGCATTATCGCTGTGCTATCAGGCGGTCTCATCGGATTACGTTTTATAGTTAAAGGCTGGCTAAACGAGCTACGGCCTAATGGTGGACTTAGCATGAAAGATCAGTTAACAAGATTAGAGAAGCGTGTTGATGATCTCTTTATTGCAATTAGTGAGCGATAATTTAATTATGGCTAACACACGCAAACGCAAGAAACCTGTCAGACGTAGAGTACGTAAGATGGCTGAGCCATTAAGTAAATTAGACCAGCATTATATTGCACTGCATTCATGCTATAAGGCTGCTATTGCTGCAGGCTTTACAGCTGAGCGTGCATTCTGGTTACTCACAGACCAACGCACACTGCCAGATTGGATCACTGGCAAAGACGGCATCATCCCTGTAATTGATCCTTATGACGATGAGGATGACGATTAAGCGTGTTGCGTTTGTTAGTGATTTGCAAGTACCTTTTTTTAATGAGGCTGCTGTAAAATCAGTAGGTAAGTTTTTGTCTAAGTGGCGACCACATCAAACCATTTGTATCGGAGATGAAATAGATCTGCCGCAGCTTGGCGGTTTTAACGCAGGTACAATAGATGAAATGGTCGGCAACATAAACGATGATCGACTGCAAACTCAGCAGGTACTAAGTTACTTGGGAGTAACAGACGTACTGGGCAGTAATCATGGCATCAGACTTTATAGGTCTATAAAAAAGCGTTTGCCCAGTTTCTTAAATTTGCCAGAGCTGCAATACGAAAAATTTATGGGCTACGATAAATTAGGCATTAAGTTTAGACCCTACGGCTATGACTGGGCCCCTGGCTGGACTGCTGTGCATGGTGATGCTTTCCCGCTTAGCCAAGTGCCAGGACAAACGGCCTTAAATGGGGCTAGGAGGCTAGGTAAGAGCGTAGTGTGTGGGCATACCCATAGACTAGGCCAGTCGGCCTTTACAGAGGCATCTAGAGGCCAATTAGGGCGTACTGTGTGGGGAGTAGAAGTCGGCATGTTGGTCGATCTAGGCTCAACAGGCATGGCGTACACTAGAGGCTATGCAAACTGGCAAACAGGCTTTGCAGTCGCCTACGTACAAGAGCGTAGAGTGCAGATCGTTACAGTGCCTATTAACGCAGATGGTAGTTTTATCTTTGAGGGCAAGATCTACAAATAACAAAAGCGTTATACAAAACATAGCTGCAGACCATCCACAAAGTCATACACAGGTGCAACACTGTTGCCATGCCACAAAGTATGTTGGCATAGATTGGGCTACATGATTACCATAGATATATTTTACACAGTGTGTTATGCACTGTTAATTGCAGGTGTGATCGGTTGGTACATCGAACATGTTAAAGAGAATGCGGCACAGCTGCACTACTGGCGTGGTCGTAAAGATGGCTGGGATCTTCACCGCAGAATGATTAACAACAAAGCCAAGACCGATGAGGTATTTGACTATGACAAGCAGAATTGAGCTGCTAGATGAGTGCGCTCGCATCTTGTCCGACAGAGGGGCTATTTACGGAAGCAGTCAAAGCAATCACGAACGCATCTCCGAGTTGTGGTCTGCTTATTATGGAAATTACATATCGCCAATGCAAGTTAGTCTCATGCAACTGCTCGTTAAAGTCAGCAGGCTCGCAGAAACTACAAATCACAAAGATAGTATTAAAGACATCATTGGCTACGCAGCCATCTACCAAGAACTCGCAGACAACTACGACAAAGAATACGGAGTAGATGATGGCATTTAACTTAGCAGATTACGAAACAGTCGAGAGCCGACTAGAAAAATATTGGAAGGATTACCCAGATGGAAGAGTGGCAACAAAGATTGAGCAGGCCAGCGACACTAGATACATTGTTAGTGCTGAACTATTTAAGAAAAGCACCGATGACAAACCGTTCACGACCGGGCTTGCTAGCGAGAGCGTTAGTGATCGGGGTGTTAATTCAACTTCTGCACTGGAGAATGCTGAGACTTCAGCGATCGGCAGAGCGCTTGCAAACGCAGGTTACGCAGCTAAGGGTAAAAGGGCTAGCCGAGAAGAGATGACAAAGGTTGCAGATGCAACTAATTACTCACCGCCTGGCTCACGTGCTAGAGCTGTAGAGGATGTAATACGTGCATCTTTCGCAGCTGATAAAAAACAGCCAACAGTGTGGTCGGTAGGTGATGTCAGCAATGTAATACCGTTTGCACCGCCTGCTGCACAGAGCTGTAAACATGGCAGCATGAAGTTATTAGAAGGTTTGAGCAAAACTACGCAGAAGCCGTATTACGGCTATGTATGTCCTGCACCAAAGGTAGAGCAGTGTGCGCCTAAGTGGGCAAAGATTATGG